GGATCACCAATGTACAGTGCGGAACTGTTAACGGGAACAGAGTACAACCGAGCTTGTCCGGTGTACGGGGCTCCGTTGAGGTAGCTGACAGGTTTTAGACCGCCAGGACGATTTACGTTTGCCATAGGAAACTCCTAATAAATTAAGTGAGTTTGATACCACCTGTGGGCATATAGAACCCTGAATTTTCTCCAGTGATCTTTCCACTACGGACTGCGGTATCAATACGATTGTTTTTTGCTTGAAGCTCAGCTTGATCTTCCTCATACCATTCTAGCCGCTGCTTCATTAGATAGCCGTATTGCTCCGAGCCTTCTGCACGGGGATTTACAAGATACCTAATTCTTTCTCCAAGGTCGCCATTACGACTAACTACATTCTCACTTACGCCACCAATCTCATCAGGGCGTACAAACTCATAGCCACTATCCATAGCTTCTTGAATACGTCCCCCCGTGTCTGTAAGAACATGGAGGTGGTATCCTGGAATTTCATTCCGAACACTCAGCTTAGCTTCAGTACCGTTAAATGCGCTACGGCGTTTACGAGTAGTACCATCTACAGCAGTAGGCGGTGTGTCCTTTTGTTTCTCTTCATGCTGCATCATACTGCGGTCACGTTTTTCTTCATAGGTTAGGGCGCGTGGCATAGTGTATTCCTTTTAAGTTAAGTTTAAATTAATTCCAGTCAAAGTCTGCAACGTACTGCTCTCGGGTCATAAGCTTCTGCTTAACAAACCGATCACATGCTGCTTTGGCATCAGAGGGAAGATTGTCATAGCTTTGGCTACCGCCACTACTACGACCTGTCCTACCAGAACCTGATTCCACACGACTTGTTCCTGAACTCTTTTTAATTCCACCAAACTTACCTGGAAACTCTTCTTGCAATACTTCATCTAACTTATCAAGAAAAGGTTGTCCTTTAAGACCCGGAAACTCTAATCGAAGACTTTCACCAATGCCATTAGCCATGCTAGTAAGACGACGATCCTGTCCAAACCAAGTGTTGCGATCTAACCAAGTTTGAAGGTTAGGGTCTACAGACTCTGTAGTAGGTTCAGGTTCTTTGGTACTAATAACATCTTTGACAGCTTGCTTAGCTTCTTTAAAACTTTCCTTTGCTTCGTCCAATGCCTCATCTAGAGCATTAACTTTCTGACCGTCACCATCACTGATAGCTTGGGCACGACTCTCTTTAATTTCCTGAATACGTTTTTCGTAATCACTAGCTTTGCGTTCGTAAGCTTCACGTTGGAATGTTTTAAATTCTTCAGCAGCTTGTCGAAACTCTTTTAGTTGTTCCTTTGTACTGTTCAAGTCCTTCATAAGGTTCTCGTTATTCTTACGCAGAATAGGGAGAATCTCACGACCTCGTTTTACAAATGTATCAGCATCTACCCAGTCTTGCTCGTTACCACGGAACCGTTCTTTAGGAACCCATCCTTGAGATTCAGCCTCATGTCGAACATCTGGTGCTGTCTCATTGGTGACAACTGTTTCTTCGCTCATATCTTACTCCTAGATTTAATTGACTGTCAATGCTTCGATAGATAGGGGTCAACCAAATCTACATCTGCATCGAGTGTGCCGGTAATATCGTGGTCGTTAATCATGCGGTAGTCTTGTCCATCTTTACCTGTGTAAAGCAAACCAGCATACTTAGCAAAGATTACTTTGTCCCCAATCTTGCACCAGCTTGAACTGTCTTCTAAGTAGCAGTGGTCTCCCATTGCAACTACGATTCCAGTTGTGTTTCCCATTTGCTCTCGGGTGGCAGTGGCCTCAGTAGTTAAAAGAATCCCACCTTTAGAAACCTTTTTAATCTCTTGAGGTTTAATTAGAACACGATTACCAACTGGGTTGATTCCAGATTCATTGCTCATTTAATTTCTCTCTTACTTTGGTTGAAACAAATCTTCGTACTCGGTATTAAGGATGACAGCGATTACTCGGCATCGACCTTTAATTTCCATCTCGTCCTCAAACGAACCGTTTACTAATCCTTCTTTCATGGACTCACGATCTGTATGCAGCATCTTCATAAAACGCTTAGTGACAGGGTGGTGTTTCCATTCTTCAAAGTTCTCTGCGTTAACTTGCTCCATTCTTACTCCTTAACAAACTTACTGTGGTAGTTGCATTTGCCCTCCCATGCCCATACCCATGTCTGGTGCTTGTGGTTGCATTTGCTCTGGTTGGCTTTGCATCATTCGGTCATAGACATCATTCATAGTTTGGATAGAACTAAGAACTCCTTCTCGACGTTCACGCTGCATAGCTATCTGCGTATTAATTTCTTGGATACGCATCTTCTCACCTTCATGCAGTACACCGATCTTAAGTACTTCGGCTTCTGCTTCCAGCTTTTGAATTTTGGCTTGATTAAGTTCTGCTTCACCCATAAGCTTCAACAGAGCTATCTTCATAGTTAATTGATCTGAAGCTTGTTTAGCTTGAAGTTTCATTTGTTCAATTTGAAGTTTAGGATTCTGTGGTGCAGGGATAGCATTAGGGCCTTTAGGATCAGGCAATAACTTCTCAATGTTTGTAACCTTCATGGCTTTTAAGAAAGTGACTTCAGCTTCATAACGGTTGTATAAGCCCGGTGTAGCAGCTACTCGTTGAGCAATTGCAGCGGCTTGTTGTAGACGTTGAGAGTCAGAAGTAATACTTGGATCAGCAGTGGGCATAACATCTGTTACTGGACCGCTGTAGTCAGTTGCTAAGACTAGACCTTCATTCTTAGCATTAGATACGTACTGCGTGTTCTCAGTAACAAATATCTGGTTAAGACGGTACAGCTTACGGAACTCTTGTTTCAAACTACGGTGAGTACGTTTGAAGATGCCGTTAAAGATTTTCATACCCTGCTCAGCCATAGTGCGCGTAGTCTCAGCAGGAGTGTTCTGTCCAGGATTCTGTCCAGAAAGAATGTCTACGGAGCCACCAATGCGTTCACCATAGTTGATGAGGAGGTTAAGCAAAGTGAATAGAACTTGAGAAGGTTCACGTACTGTCAAAGGAACAATACCTTTACGCAAGTCATCTCCAGTGGTATCTACATGCTTCCACTCCATAGGACTGAAGGAGTAGTTACCACCACGTAACTTGATACCACGACTAAGAAAACCACCAGCGGTATTCGCCATCGTACCAGCATCGACCAACTGATTGACAATAGTGTTGATAGACTCGTTAAGAGGACCAAGCAAGACCCCAAAACCAAGGTCATAGAAACCGCCATCAGGAGACGGAACAAAAGGATACTTAGTGAAGTATTGTTCGGCTTTAATACTGAGGATGACGTTATCTTCATTTTGCTCCACATCAGATTGGGTATATCTAGCTACGATACGGGCTACTTGTTTATTGTCCCTACGAACATAGACAATGTAAGGTTCAGCATAACCATCATCATCAAAATCAATGTGGCAGTGCTGCTCAAGAATCTCAATAGGGTTACTAGAGTCATTGGGTTCAGGTGGGGTTAACCCTTGGGCTTTGTCTTGGGCAGTTTGAAGACCACCCCCCATAGCCCAACCAGAAGCACCTTGTTGACGAGCCTCAGATATTTCATTCCACAAGCCACGAGCTACACGCTCATAGATTTCATTGTGGGACATCTGTAGTACATGGGTTACACGAGTTGCAGTCTCTAGACTTTTAGTCCAGTAGTTAACAACCAAGTCTTTAGCTAAAACGTTCTCAGAGATGTTGTGCTTCTTAACTGGATCGTAGTAGGTCTTCTTAAACGCACAACCAATAATAGGCTGCGTAATAAGAACCTTATCCATTTCTGATTCCCAGTCTTCATCTTCTTCTAAGAGTTGATAGCTCATGTGTTGTTCAACACGAGAAGAACGAAGGGCACGAGTACCATCTTTGTCATCTCCAACAACCCTGCACTTCACAGGAAGGTTGCTGTCAATCAGAACGGGGTAACTACGAGCATGGTATTGCAGTGCAGCAATAGTGATGAGGGGGAACTTAACGTTACTGGCATTAGGCCAAGGGAAGTTCTTAGTCTCAGCAACTTGAAGAGCAAGCTTAAGAGAAGCTTCTGTTCGTTTCTCCCAGCTACTGCGAGACATAAGGTCGGTATCAAAGTCTTTAACAACCTGAGTGCCAATTGCCTCCAAGTCTGCTTTGCATAAGAGGGTGGCAATATTGGCCTCATACATGAGGTCTTTAATGTCGAAGGTGTCTTTGAGCTTCATATCTTTAGTACCCACAAGTTGCGGATCGGCCTACGCCATCTCCGTTATTTTCTCTAACATAAGCACCGTACTCTTCTTCCTCGATTTCCTTTTCAGTAGGAGCTTCCCACATCCTATCGAGCATTAAGCCAAGGTAGGCCCAAGCATCCACTTGGTCATCATGCTTATCTCTAGGAAACCGAAGAAGCTCATCTTCAAAGTTTTGATACCACTCTGCGTCCTTATCGAACTTGCAAGCCCCACTCCTCATCCGAGCTTGGATGCTTCTAGCTCTAGTGAGTTTATCGCCGCTTGGTTTTAACAATACAGTGCTGATAAATTCTCCACGCTTAAGCATCTCTTCGTTGAGGTAGGGGCCAATTGCTTTCTGAATAGTTCCTTGTTCAAGTCCAAAGAGTACGGGCTTATAAATCTTTTGTAGCATCAGGATTGTATCCACAATCTCTAGGGCGTCCATACGTTCCTTGACTACGTGTACACCGTACAGCTTACCATCTTCATCCATACCACCAATTACAAAAGCAGAGTAGTCTGCCCGTTGAGACTGGGATACAGCCAAATCACAGGCAGCATAGTATATTAATTTCTTCTTCTTGTCCTCTGGTTTCATGGCTACAAAGTCAGCCTTCTTAAAGAAGGTGTCCGTAATATCCATTGGGATGTTCAACATCTCCTGAGAGTAGACATCAGCTAGACCTTGCCTAACGTAGTCGTCCTTCTGTAACCTGAACTCTTCAGCAGACTTCATCTCAGGCCATAAAAGGGTTTTAAAGTCATCCGTATGGGCACGGTACTTGATAGACCTCCAAGGAAGCTTGTTAAGAGAATACTCTTTTAAGTCTTCTTGGATAAGACTCTTAACTCCCCTATGGCTACCTAGTAAGGAAGCTGGCATTAGATTTTCAAGAAGACTATCTAGGTGAAGGATGGTTCCAACAATACGAATCTTGCCAGTAGAGGATACGCAGGGAATAAGAGCACCATAGAACCAACGCTTGAACTTCATGCGTCGATCTTTATTCATAACAATCTCATCGTTCTCCATGTCATCCCCAATAACTAAATCAGGACGGAGATTAGCCCACTTCAAACCACGAAGCTTTTGTTCAGAACCCTTAGCCTGTATACGGAAGGTATGTCCATCTTCCATCTCAACTATTAAGTCATCTTCAGTATCCTTTGGAAAAGAAGATACTGAGAATAGAGAACGTAGATCATCATTATCTAATAGTTCTTTTTTAATATCTCCTAGGAACTGTACAGCTTGAGTAACAGTATCAGATACTATTAATACATACCTAGCTTCTCTAAATAGAACTGAAGCTAATGTATAGGCATGAGTTACAGCAGTACTCTTAGCATGATACCTTGGAGCAGCTATGGCTACTTGTTTGCTGTTACTAGTAACAAAGTCCCATATCTCTTTATGGAACTGGGGAGTAGGAGCAGGTTTATCAAAGTTCTTCCTCAACACAGAATTGACAAACCCCTCCATGACTTCCGCATTAAGCTTGGTCAACTACGTGTCCCTCAACATCAATAGTTTTCATAGAAGCAAACCTAGCAAACTCCTCTGACAACTTAAGGAGCCTATCATCAATTGTTTTCTCTACTTCTTCTTTAACAGGATTAGAACGTAGCTTCTCTTGTTTGGTCATTAGCTCTGTAGTGATCTTAAGGGCTACATGTGCCTTAACAGGTACTCTGGTTATCAATCCAGTCCTTTGGTCATACTGAGCATCACCTAGGTCTAGTCTGTCTTCTACAGCCTTAAGAGACTTGTCCACAATCCTTTTGATGTTGCTATCCATCTGCTGGATGTCTTCAGTCTGAAGCTGTAAAGCAAACTCTTTAAACCAATCACTAACCTTCCACATCTTTAATGTGGGTAAGGGTATACCCGTAACAATAGCTGTCTCTGACAGATTGCCTAGCATTAGGTAGGTACTAACGGCCTGTAGCTTCTGGTTCTGAGTCCAGATAGACCGTTTGTACCTACGATCATGGGATGTTGGTCTACGCACTGTGTTTAACACTTCCACTTTTTAAGAGCCTTGTTAATCCTAGAATCAGGGTCTCTAGCTTTAGCTGTACCCGTAAGCTTCTTCTTCATACCCGTCATACGAGCACAGAAAGAATCTTTCCTAGAACCACCTTCAGGTTGAGGTGCTTTGAGGTTGTGTCCTTGGGCTTTAGCTGAAGCTCTTCCTTTGGCGTTTAAACCACCGGAAGGACTCTTACCCTCTTTACGTTGCCAAGCAGGGGATTTAGCCATGATGATCTACTTACTTGTAGCTGGACATAGGCTTCTTCTTAGCCATCTTTTCTTTCATCATCTCTTTCTTTTCTTTAGCCTTGTCAGCCATCTTAGACATAGCTTCCTTCTTAGCTGGCATAGGTTTCTTCTTCATCATGATTCTGTCCTTTAAAAAATAAGTTGAAGATGTAAGTACTCGCTCTGCACTGGTGTTCCGCTACGCAGTTCATCTACAGCATCCGTGCTTTCCTTACGGAGCGTACTGTATCATCCTTTTCTTAGTCTATGTCAAACACTGTATAAACGATCAGTAGAAATAGTTCTTGACATCCACCTTAGACCTTGGTGTACAATCTTTATATTCTTTTTCTTTTTACCGTTTTTCTTTTTCTTGTTTCAGGTATACAGTGTTTATAGTCCGTTAGGACTATCTATAGTAAGGGCCCTCTAGGGGCCCTTTTTTATGTCTAGTGTTTAGAGTCAACCACACACACACACTGCGAGGTGTGTAACACCGAGTCAGTGCTTTATCACACGTACCCCCCTTTGTTTAAAAAAGTTGTGGCAGCGTTACAGTGTGCTATATGTAATAAAACAAACCAAAAACATTTCCCCCCTACCCCCCCTACTACTTCAGCTACAACCTAGCTATAGCAAAATAACAACTACTCCTCTTGTTATCAGTAACATCTGCTATAAAAATGATAGCACTATCTACCGTACATAGGTGTATGGTTTGCTATCATATTAGGAGCACCTTACCAATCAATAACTTACCCCCCACTGAACATAGATGTATAGCCCCCTTATGTATCCATTGTTTGATACGTCTGTAAGCCTCTAGATAGCCCCTTTCTTCGACGATCTGTTGTTGGTTAATACGTAGCCTAGTCTCACTACGAATCGTTGTGGATTAACACTCCCTTAATTCGAACGTTTGATGCACTGCTTCGGTCATAGCTTGCTTTATCTGAACTCGATCTATGATAGGTCTCGGCAGCTACGACCTCACTTGCGAGGGGTACTTCTCCGACTACCTCATTTCGTTTACGTTACGCTGGCTTAGAAAACTTTGACCATTGGTATGCGAGTCATTGGTTGACGTTGATCTCAGCATGTTAGTGAGTCACTCAGCCTTCCTATTCGTTACGGCCCCAGTTGTGTAGTTGCGTGGCGCTATCGCGTTGGCGTCCTGTCGCGCCAGTCGCTGCGGCTTCGCCTTGCTTGGCGTTCCCTTCGGGAACTGTGGCACGCCCTGCCGCTGGGGGTGCTGCTACTGCTCCGGGGGCCTCCACTTTTCTTGGTTGGCTCAGAGGAACGCGCCCCCCGCTTCGCTATGAGGGGGGCGGTTCCCCCTCGCTTAATCAACCAAGTAAGGAAAGCATCATGTCTCAAGCTAACAACTTCGATTTCAACGGTTTCAACGCAATGACGGAACGCAAACCGGCTGGTCTTCAGATTTTTCTGGCGCAACAGCTTCTCTCCAACGCTCTGTGGTCTATGGAGAAATACGATAACCCTCGTCAAGTCGAGGTTCGTGATGCTCTCAACGCTATCAAGACTCTTCGCACTCAGATGAAAGCTGACGCTGCTGCCCGTGAAGCTGCTCAAGCCTAATCTTCCCAAGGTAGTGGTTAACTCCACTACCTTTTTCTTTGTTCAACAGGAGAAACTTATGAATAATTTAGATTTAGTCGATGAGATGGATTGGGAAGATAGTGACAAAGTTACTATCTTGACTCTTGATGAGGCAGGTTTGGAAGAGCCTGCTTTGGAAACAGAGACACATCGGTACGGAAATGTATTTCGTTCTGGAATCATTGCTTATCTAGATTGGTTCTATGACGGAGAATCATCTGAGTACACGGAATAAAGTATCTTACTAAGTAATTGGAGACAGTTACTTAGTGGGGCTATTTTGCCTATATGGAGATAATCATGGATGATTACGACATTACTAATGACATATACATAAAGCGTGAACGCAGTTTAGCTAATGGTATTAGAGCATTATTCGGAGCTTGCTTAATGATACTCGCCATTGGTATTCCCTTTGCAATCTACTTCTGGAGAATGTAGTATGTTTCACATAATATATCTCGATAACAATGCTGTATTGCGTCCAGCTAATCATGGTATCACTGATACTGAGTGGCATCATAAGTGTAGGTCAGTGTTGATTGCTAAAAAAACTTCTTATTCTGCCCAACGTTATGCAGAGACTCTGGGGTTTGATCTACTTAATAAAGAAAAATGGAGTGAATTGATAGGCTCACTGGATGATCCTGGTGTTACTAGTAACGATCACTACATCAACTCTCGTCCCAAACCTGACAAGTGGGATAACAGCCGGGAGATTTATTAATGAACGAACACTACCTTCCAATCTGTACTTGCTGTTACGCAGTAAGGGTAGAACCACAAAGAGCTAGGATGACTCGTCCTACTTGCATGGACTGTGGAGAAACCATTGCTCAACGTGTTAAACACACCATAGCACCAATGAACAAGAGCAACTACATGCTCATCAGCAACATGGAAGAACTTAAACAACTTAACCCAAAGAGGACAACATGAGAATGAAAGACTTTCTGTTAGTACTTGAAGATGACCTACGTAGTAGGGGTAACTACTGCTGTTATTGTTTACAGCCTCAAGATGGCAAGATCTCTTGTTGTCAAGAGAACCACTTTGTTCCTTTCAATGATCTCTACGAAGAAGATCAGAAAGCAATGATCCAAGAAGCTGCTGATGAATATGCTGAATGGAGCAAGACTCAGTGATAACGCTCGTCCCGGCAAGCCGAAGTCACGCGCCAGCAAAGCTGGCACGGGCTTGCGGTGGGACTCGCTCTCACTTTGGAGGGCTTGCTCCCGGCCCAGCCGTGGGCGGGGGCCGTGAGGCTGCACCCTCTTGTTTCTTTAACTCATAGGAGATCACTATCATGACCTTGTACTACATAGAATCAAATGACTACGACGACATACTTGTAGAGCTAAATCCAGAAGATACTAGAGACCTTTTCGATGATGAAAAGAACGCTATAAAACAACAATCGGGAGACATATCTGAGTTTTACAACTGGTTGCTACAGCGTCACTAACAACAATTCACTATAGACCATTCACACACGAGTGGTCTATGTTGGCAATGTTGCCTACATTGGAGATAGATCATGGGCTTAGACATGTATTTAAATGGTCACGTTCACGTTGGTTACAACGACGAAGTAGTAGCAGATAAGATTGCTGCATTTTTTCCTGAAATCAAAACAGGAATTAAGACAATCATTGTTGAAGCTGCTTATTGGCGCAAAGCAAATGCTATTCATGGGTGGTTTGTAAAGAACATTCAAAGTAATGTTGATGATTGTGGTGCTTATTGGGTTAGTAGAGAAGAACTAAAAAAACTTGTAGATACATGCAAAGAAGTTCTTAATAACAAAGACAGGGCATTAGAGTTACTTTCACCTACACCGGGGTTTTTCTTTGGTGATGCTGCTGTAGACGATTGGTATTTTGAGGGAATCAAATTAACTATTGAGCAAATAGAGACTTGTTTAGCATGGCCTGATTATTGGAGCTTTCAATACCAGTCTTCTTGGTAAATCACTTTTACATAGCCTTGGATCAGGGCTATGTGGAGGCAATGTTGCCTAAACCGGAGATAGTTATGAGTACACCAGTCTTATCGACTTTGTATGCTGCTGCTACTGAAAGTCTTGTTTCAGATGCTTCAGCTACTAGTACCTTTGAGAAGATGATTAGCGTTGCGTTTACGCATGGAACATTGGAGACTTTTGCAAAAGAACTTCATGAAACCGAAAAACAGATCAAGAAAGACTTTGAAGTCTCAAGTATGCCTAGTCCTTGGCGTTCTGCTAAGTCAGTCGTTACTTCAGCAATGAAGATGAAGATTGGACTAATAGATGACAATGGTGGCTTTTTTGGTAAAACTTCTCTTCAAAACAAAATCAAAGAGATGAAAGGTGGTAAAGAAGAATACACCACTGAATCCTATACAAACAGAATTATTCATTTGTTGATGCGTACACCTACAGACTTAGATGTTGCTGTTGTGTATCGTGCTGTAAGCGATTACATCAAACACGCTGATTTCTAAAATGCTGACTCAAGGCATACAGGTACAACAATACATACGGGCAAGTGCTGGCAGGGCTGGCTTATCCGTTGTCTTTGAAGACACCAATCAGCCTAGGCATGATGGCAAAACAATCTATCTGCCAAGGATCACTAGTAAAACCAGTGACAATGAACTCAAGCAGCTAATGTCGTCTGTTGACCATGAGGTTGCACATGATCGTTTTAGCTGCTTTGATGTTCTTAAAGAAAAAAAGATCAACCCAAAAGGTATGTTGATGTTTGTCTGGAACTTCCTTGAAGACTCTAGAGTCAATGCCATTGAAGCTAGGGAGTACAAAGGCTTTAGGGACAACTGGGATGAATGCTCTTCAGAAATGATAGAGATTATCCTTAAACGTGCTAAGAAAGAAAAAGACTCATCTATCGCAAAGCTTACAACTGCGTTGATATGTTGGGATAGTCATATCTCTTCAGCACACTTCCCATCAATTGAGTTGGTCACTAACAAAACAACTCCTAACAAAGCCATAACTGATGTTCTTAATAACTATTCTGATCGTCTTCTTGATTGTCATGGCATTCTAGACAAACGAGAAGGCACAACAGCAACTTACCAACTAGCTTACGACATCCTTACAGAGCTAGGAGAGGAATGCAAAGAAGAGTTCACTGACATTAAACCTGCTTCAAGCAAAAAGGGCAAAGGAGAAGGAGAAGAAATAGAAACAACAAAAGAAACAGAAGACAGCAAAGAAAAAGCAGGGGGAGATGCCAAAGAAGACGAAGCAGAAGAGTACAAAATTATCACAGTAGTCCTCACAAAAGAAGACTTAGATAAATTCTCTACTACGATGCCTGAAGAAGGCGCACCCATGAGTAAGATTGGTCTCAACTTTGATCCTGTAGACATAGGGGGCGGTAGAGATTGGGATTTAACAGACTATGAAAAATTTATTGTTGTTAACTATCCCAAAAAGATAGGAAATGCCAAATACTTTGAAAGTAAGAAAAAGAGTGTGTTTTTAAATGACTATGAAATTAGAGTTGGATCACACTTAGTTTCACAAGAAAACTTTGCTCAACAAGTAAGAAAGTTAATTCAAATCAAGAGTAGGGCTCAAACACAATACGGAGTCAAAAAAGGCAAATTAGATCAGTCTAGACTATCTCGCATTTGCTTTAATGCTCCCGGTTTTAATGAACGTGTGTTTAAAAACAAGATTGAAAACAAAATCCTTGATGCAGCTATTACTGTTTTGGTTGATATGTCTGGGTCAATGGGTGGAGGCAAAGCATTCTATGCATTAGCTTCTACTTTGTTACTCAATGAGGTTTGTTCCACGTTAAACATACCGTTGGAAATTATAGGATTCACTGATGACGCAGAGAGTTATGCAGAGTACGTTCCAGCAATGTTTGTGTACAAAAGCTTTTCTGATCTTAAAGTTAGCAGTGACGACTTAAAAAATTACTTTGCAACCAGTAGTTCACACATGTGTGGCAATCCAGACGGTGAGAATATTATTTGGGCTCACGACAGGTTGATTAAGCGTAAAGAGAAAAAGAAGATGTTAGTAGTAATGTCAGATGGCAGTCCTGCTGCTTCTAAATCTTCTAGTGGCTTAGAAAGGTTTACTCTAAAAGTTATTAGAGAAATAGAAAAGACTAAGAAAGTTGATATTTATGGCTTGGGTCTATGTAGTCCTTCTGTTCAAGAGTATTACAAATTCAACAGTGTCATAGATATACCCGAAGAAATTCCAAGCAAGTTGTTATCACTCATAGAAAGGAAGATATTAAATGTCTAGCACAGAAAAGGTCGAAGACCTAGTTAAGAAAGCTCTCAAAGAAGCATTGGATAAGCGCAAAATCGCAGCTACTCCAGCAGAGGAACACATGGAAGACATTCTTGACAGCATTTGTCCTAGAGAACTAGCTACACCAGCAATGTCTAAGCTAGTGTTAACGTCATCTCAACAATGGTTTTCTCGTGTTATTAATAACATAGATGTCATTGCAGCAGATGATTTTGCAATCTCAGTCTTTGATGACTTTGAATGGGATGATCGTATAGCTTCTTTCATTCCTAAAGTTAACGACAACTACGTCATTGACAAAGAGTTAGCAGCAAACATTCTTAGAGCCTGGGAATTGAATGAGAAAGTTCTTTGTTTTGGTCCAACTGGTGCAGGTAAGTCTAGTTTGATTGAGCAATTATGTGCTTTGACTAAACGTCCTTTTATCCGTATCAACTGTACGGGTGACATGGATAGCTCAATGATCTTTGGTCAATTGACAGCTAAAGATGGTTCAACAGTCTGGGTTGACGGTGCTGTAACAGAAGCTGTTAAGTACGGTGCTGTGTTTGCATGGGACGAGTGGGACGTAACTCCTCCAGAGATTTCTATGGGTCTACAGTGGCTCTTAGAAGACGAGGGCAAGCTCTTTTTGAAAGAGATGCCCGGCAGTACCAAAGACAAACAAATCATCCCACATGAGCATTTCAGGCTTGTTGCTATTGGTAACACACAAGGCCAAGGTGATGATACGGGTTCACACGCAGGTACAAACGTTCAAAACTCCGCTACACTCGACCGCTTTGGAACGGCAGTCTATGTCGGATACCTTAGTCCCGCGATAGAACAAAAGATGCTTATGAACAAGTGGGGTTCCACCATCACACCAAAAGCTGCTACAGAGCTTGTTAAGCTTGCTAACTTGATTCGTCAAGGCTATCAAGCAGGTCAGTTTAACTTAACTGTATCTCCTCGCTCATTGTTTAGCATTTGCAAGAAGCTGTCGTATGGTTCTACCTTACGCAAAGCTTACACAGTTGTTTACCTCAACAAGCTAAACGACACACAACGTAAAGTTGCAGACGAACTGTTCATCAAGATTTACGGCAACGTAGTCTAGAACTGCAAAACCATATAGCCTTCCCTTTTGGGAGGGCTATTTATTTTGGGTTTTATTAAAAGGAACTTATGAAACAAACTCCTAAATCATGCAGTTGCCCAGCATGTAAAGCTGGAAAAACTACTAAAGGTGGTAAGTACATGATGAATCAAAAAGAACGTTCTATTCGTACTGCATGGAGAAATCAACGCACTAAGGAAGACCCAATAGTGAGTCCAGCACCAAGTGGGAGTTACTTTGATTGATCGCAGACTTATCTTAGCTAATGCACCATCTGTGATGGGGCAGCAGGTACACGTTAATCACGTTGGATGCCCCTCTGGTGAGGACACAAAGCAACGGTTGTACATCAAACGTACAAACAAAGGAATAGTGGCTTACTGCCACCACTGTGCTGAAGCTGGGTTTGTTGCTGACAGCAACGACAGCAGACTTTCTACTTGGCTTACTGAATCAGTAAACACAGATGCACGCAAATTTACACCACCACCAAAACTTGTAAACATTAGTGATGAAGGCAAAGCATGGCTGCATAAATATGATTGCAGCACTGCTTACATAGGCTTTAGTGGTGTTGAAGACAAACCAAATCAAATTGCACTGACACTCCTTGACCCCGATAAAAAAATCATTGGTTTTCAGGTACGTAATTTGCTACCAAGAGCTACGCCAAAGTACATCACAACTTATTTGTACAACAGCTTCAAAGGAGATGCAACCTGGTTTGGTTTTTCAAGTAATCGCACTTTAGTCATTACTGAAGACTACTTAAGTGCTTACAGGATATACCAAGAAAAAGGAGCTTCTATTAGCTCTCTAGCGTTACTAAGAACAACGATCACAGATCGAACACTACTTCAGATATACGAGCTTAACTTTGAGCGAGTAATCATTTGGCTTGATCCTGATGAAGCAGGAATTAAAGGAGCAAAAAAAGCCCAGAAAGAATTAACCCATTTCCTTTCTACAGAAACGTCTATCAAAGTATTCAGCTTTCCTAAAGAGCCTAAAGAGTGCATACCAGACGAACTAAAAACAATCCTTAAAGGACTTTAATGGACTACGACATACTTCATCTTTGCTCTCAAAGCAAAGAGAACTTCCAGAAGTACAGACGGTATGTAAAGCCGCACATAGTAGTAAAGGAGACCAACATCATTCTTGATGGTATGGACAAATACTACAAAACATTTCCAGGAGTAACAGAATTTAATTGGGATGCTTTCAGTGCATACCTTATAGCAGATCAAAGCAAACGATTGACTGACGACTCAATTGTCAAGCTTCGTATGACACTGACTAAAGCAAAGATGTTTATTCCGCATCATGCTCACGAGGAAGTAATCAAAACCATCATTGAGCTAGATTACCTGTCTCAGATCATGGAGGAATGCGAAAGAGTAAAGGAAGGCTCTAGCGATTTAGAGCATGTACACATTCTAGCAACAGATGCTCTTAAGAGCGTGGAGAGATACATTGAAAAAGATGAGTTATTTGTTAGTGCTGATTTATCTAGTATTGCAGATCGCATTAGTAGTTCTGGCTATGAGTGGCGGTTGGACGTACTTAATAGGTCTCTTGGCCCTCTTCGCACCGGGAATTTCGTTATTGTTGCTGCTAGAGTGGAGGTAGGCAAAACAACATTCTTAGCAAGTGAGGTCAGTCACATAGCTCAACAACTTCCTAAAGGTCGTCCTGTTGTGTGGGTCAACAATGAAGAAGAATCTTCAGTTGTGTTTTTTCGTATTGTTCAAGCTGCACTTGGTCAAGAAAGCTCTTTGATTATTGCTAACTCACCAGCAGCTATGGATAGGTACACAGTTCTTATGGGTGGAGACAAGAACAAGATACGTGTTACTAAAGACACCAATCATGTACGTGATCTTGAAACTTTGTTTAGAGAAGTTAATCCTGGATTAATTGTGTTTGACCAGCTAGACAAAGTAGATGGGTTTAACAAAGGAGATGATCGTGAGGACATCAAACTTGGCAAAATTTACAAATGGGCTCGTGAACTTGCTCGTACTTATGGGCCTGTCATTGCAGCTTCTCAGCTTAGTGCTTCGGTTGTCGATCTTAAAGACCCTCCGTTTATCGGCATGGATGCTCTCCGTGGAAGTAAGACGGACAAACCGGGTGAAGCGGATGTTGTACTCACAATTGGTAAGTACAAAGAACCCAAAAGCCCCGAAGAAGAAATGATTCGGACTATTAATGTTCCTAAGAACAAATTACCTGGAGGAGGAAGCAAACACGTAGAAACAGAACGACACGGACAATACTTAGTAACCATAGACCCTGTTAGGGCTAGGTTTGAATAAACAATCAACATAGGTGGAAAACCATGACCACTCCGCTATTCGTAGCAATTGACGTTGAAACAACACTCAACGGCAATGAAGATATAGGACTAGCTCACCCTATGAGCCCCGACAACAGAGTTATTCTGTTTGGAATTTCAAATCGTGTAACAGATAATCCCAAAGACTTTAAACGGGCTGTAGGAGAACTCATTGGCTTAGAGCCAACTTACTGTGGGCACAACATATCTTTTGATCTTTTGTACTTGTATCGTGAAAGCATACACCTTAAAGAAGTGTTTCAAAAACACAAGATTTGGGACACGCAGATTGCTGAGTACATTCTCAGTGGTCAACGTACCAAATTTTCTAGTCTTGACGAGCTATCTATTAAGTATGGATTACCAGTCAAAGATGACAAAATCAAAGCTTACTTCCAAGCAGGTCTAGGGTCTGACAAGATACCCCGTGAAGAGCTTGAACCATACCTTAAGCAAGACTTAACAAACACTTGGTCCATAGCCCACAGGCAGTACAAAGAAGCTGTTAAAGAGGGTCAGCTAACCTTGATCCTCACTCAGATGGAAGCACTCCATGCAACCACAGAGATGATGTACAACGGCCTACACATTGATAAACCAAAGCTTGATGAGTACACAGTAGAAGTGGTTAACAACTACGTTGAAGTGAAACTCAACTTAGAAGATGTTGCTAGAGGACACATCGAAGACATCAACAGTCCTAAACAATGGAGTCAGTTTTTCTTTGGTGGTAGCAGAAAAGTTAAGATCAAAGAAGAAGTTGGTATTTACAAGAACGGCAACACTAAGTACAAGCTAGTAGAAAAGACAATCAAAATACCACCGTTTATCAAGTACGTACCAGACCCAGAAAAGGTGTCTGCAAAGACTGGGCAGATCAGTGTTGATGACTCTGTGCTTA